AGCGGCGAGTCCGGCAACTGGGTCCAGTCGCATTCCGCCAGCCGCTGGTTGCGGTCGGCGCGGACGATTGCCCACTGGATGGCAAGCTTTTCGGCCCCGTCGTCATACGCGGCGATGGCCGCGTCCAGGGCCGGTTGGTCAACGCCGGGGACAACCCAGATGTTGTTTCTGATGATCCCGGTGGTTTGGTGATCAATGCCCAGCGCCGTCGAGATCGACGGCAGGGACCAAGACAAGTTGACTTGAGCTTCAGCCATTTCTACCTCAACACTGCGACGCTAAGTTCCCAGGCGATCGGGACAGATCCACTGCCCGCCGTGATGTCCACATAGACCGATCCGTAGACGTCGTAAGATCCGTTGTCGGTCGAGCCGGGGTTCGGCACCGTGAAAATGTGCGAGACGGCGGTGTGGAAAATTGTCCCGGAACCCGGTAGTGAATTGTGGTTGCTGGCCCGCTGGACAAAATTCGTCGCACCGCCGGTCCCTGGGGTGTTGGCCACTGGCGAATAACCAACCGTCACGCCGATCGAGTCGATCCCGCTCGATGTGTATTGAGTCGCCAGCGTCACGAGGGCGGCAGTGCTGTTGGTCGGCAGCACGATCTTCTCGTTTGCCGCGTCGGCAAGCCCCGCCGGGTCGGTCACGACATCGCCCGCGTCGAACGCGCATTGCGTCCAGGTGTTGTGCGTGATCGAGACCGCCGCCTTTTTTATGGTCACCGTTCTCAACAGCGACGCGGTGTTGACCAGCAGGAAGTCGGTCCCGTCGTAGCAGATCGTGTAGATCCCGCCAGACTGAAGCTCGTTCCCGATCAGCGCCGCGCCGTACACGTCCTTGATGGACTTTGCGCCAACCGAATTGACATCAATTGTCGCCGCTCCAGTGTTCGTGTGGTTCGGCTCAATCTGCAACGTCATCCCGGTCACATAAGCCGTGATCGCGGGCGAGAGCGTCAAGGTGTACGCATTACTCGACCCGCCGGTTGCGGCGTATGTTACAGCCCCGTCTTGGAACTGGCCGACTGCGAGATAGTGGTTGCGGGCCGTCCCGTCCCCAACGCCAGTGTGCTTGTAGGTGCCCATCGGCAAATCGGCGGACGGCGAATTTGAGCCATCTTTCGCGAGCGTCGAGTTGATGCCCGTCGCAATGTCCTGATCGTGCGTGTCGTGGTCCGCAGCCAGAATGTTGACTCCCGCGTCGCGGGCCTGAGTCCAGACCGTCGTGCCGGTCCGGGTGCCGTCAGTTCGGCTAAAAGTTCCCGCGCTCCATGGCATTAGCGGACTCCTCCTCGTTCTCCGAGATAATCAGTGGCCAGCCAGCTAATGTTCTGGCCAGTGGTGTCGGCCTCGACGCGGATTGCAAAGTTCCGGCCTATGTTATGGGTTCCGAGCCAGAGCGTGTTGGGCGTTGGGGTGCCCGCCCACACGGCGGCGTCCCAAGCGCCCGTGTCCCACGCCGACCCGCTCGAAAGCCCAGATATCGTGTGATTTGCGGCGGTGATCGTCCGATCGCCGAAATCGCTATCAAGTGCGATCTTGAAGGCTTGCGAGCCGTCCAATTGTATTATTGGCCGGATTGACGTGATGCGCTTCCGGCTGGCCCGGTCGCCGAAATAGGTGAACGCCTGTTTTGCCTTCACCGTGATTGCTGCGCCGTCGTCCGTCGTGCCGGTGATTTTGAACACCTTGCCGCCGTCGCCACCAAAATACAGATCCGACCCCAGGCTGGCCCATTGGCGGGCCGGGATGCCCGTAAACTTGGTCCAGGCGCCGCTGGTGATGTTGTAGACATACTGGTCAAACGTCGTCCCCGCCGCGACCGGCACATTTATAACCAGCTTGTTGTCTTTCGGGTCCGTAACGCCGGACCAGCCGAAAAACGCCGCCCCGGCTGTCGCCGCGTCCACCGCAGCTTGCCGGATTTTCCCGATGGCGGTGCGGTCCACGTCCTCGACCGAGCCACCGCGTAACAGCAACGACACCGGCAAGAACCCTTGCCGCGTGATTACAACCAGATCGCCGCCGATGCTGACAAGCGGGCGGTCGCCGATGGGCTCCGCTGCGAAGTACGAGCCGACCTTGCTGAAGTTTGATGCCGGGTCGTCGCCGCTATACACCACGATCTCGCCCGACGACATGACGAAAACGATGACGCTAGCAAGTCCGTCGCCGCCGTCACGCGACCATTCGCCAATGCCGCGCAGGACCCCGCCGCGCTCCGTGACTTGGGACAAATCAAAATCAGACAGCGCCCCGCCGGTCACGTTGCCGGTCGGCAAGTAGTAGAATTTTGCGTCGTTCGCCGCGCCGAAATACAATCGACCTTTGTAGCCTTGAAGGTACTTGATCGTACTGATAGTCAGCGAGCCGTGCGTGTAGGCGGCATCCGCGATCGATGTTCCGTCGTAAGTCATCGGCGTATCTTGGCCATTGGCCATGACAAGGTAGCCGCCGAATTGGGCGGACTGATACCGCCCACCATTCTTCGAGCCGACCAACGAAGACGCCGCGCCAGTCGAGGTCGCGTCGTAGATGTTCGTGGCGCTGGCCGCGAGCAGCTTGTCGGTTGTGCCGCGTCGGACCATGACGGACTCGACCTCGCCAGCGCCGACGCCGGTCGCGTGCTGGGCGAATCCCTTGCGGACGGAAACCTTTGATGTCTCCGGGAACCAATTCTCTAGCTCGATCGCATCGGTCGCGGCCATCGCGTCGAGCGGCGACATGGCGTTGATCCCGCCGATGGGGGCGGGGATCGAGGTGCTGATTGCGGCCATTGTATCGTACCTTACATAGCCAGAGTTGCCGAGGCGGCGGTGGATGCTGCCAGGGCAGCGCCGATCAGAAGCTCGACAAACGGGACCGGGGGCGGGCGGCCCCTCTCGTAAAACAGCTTGCTTTCCAAAACCCAGCCCCAAGGCGCTCCCACCGTCAGAAGTGCCGTCGGCAGGGACAGCCAGAAGTCGATGTAGCCAAAGCACACAGCCGCCGGGATGAACTGCGCGAAGCGCATGTGCAACCCGCAGAGATCTCGCGCAAACGAGGACTTCTCGCTCCAGACCAAGTCGCGCAGCCGGTGTCCGGTTTCGTCGTCCGGTTTGCGATCTCGCCCGAGATCCATCTGTCTGCCCCAGCCATCCGCCTGGGCCGCGAAAAACGCGATAAAACCGAGGGCCAGCGCGACGGCGTCAGGCCAGTCGATGTTCGGCCAGAGCCCGGCGACGAAGGCCAGTGTCATAAATAGCGGCGTCGCCAGGAGCGTCAGCCAGCGGGTCGTGCCGAGCCGTAGCGGCCAATGCTGTTGGCGGTATAGACTCCCCCCGCGATAAGCCCATGTAATGCAGAGAGGAAGAGATAAAAGTAAGATTAAGAGTTCCATATTGAGAATTTTTATAAATTATGGCGTCACAGTTTGGACTGTGCCTGTCATCGATAGCTGGGTAAAGCTAGTCCATGTCACCCCACCATCAACGCTTTTGCGCCACATAACGCGGCCATCGGTTCCACTGGCAATTCCATTCGATCCTCTGCCGTAATTTCCAAAATTTGAGTCGCTCTCTTCTTGCGCCCCAGAATTTTGATAGTTGCCGCCTGAGACCCCCACGCCGTTTGTCATAGAGCCTGAAAGGTATCCCGTCGCGCCGGTATTCAGATAGCCCGATCCACCACCGCCGCCCCTTACTGCAGTATTGCCGCCGCCGCCGCCATAATATCCGCCGCCGCCGCCGCCGGTGCCGTACACCGTTCCATCAGTGGCGTCACCGCCGGCAAGCGCCGCTCCGTTTATATGTCCCCCGGCAGACTGCGTTCCGCCTTCACCGCCACCACTGGCAGAAGCATTGTAGCCATCTCCACCAGTCGTCCCGCCGCCGCCGCCGCCGAAGCTGCTGTTGCTGCCGTCCCCTGCGCCACCGCCGCCACCGCCAGCTATCGCAAGAGCATTAGCTTGAGTTATAGTGTTGGAAATAAACACCCCCGAGAAGCCGCCTCCAGCACCACAACCGTAATAACCTTGCTGGACGTTGCCACCCTTGCCGCCGCCGCCTTGGTTAAGCGTTCCAGCAGCACCTCCCGTGCCACCGGAACCGACAGCGCCGCCTTTGCCAACGATGACATAAAACGGCCCTGCGTATTCTGTCACAAAAACAGTATATCCAGCGCCGCCGCCTCTCCCATAATAGTTGCCCAGATAACCCGATCCAGCGCCGCCGCCGCCGCCCACCATTCTAAATTCAATTCGTGGAGTCACAGGCCATATGTTGCCGCGTCGCGCTTCTTGCACCTCCGCTAAAGACCAGATGCCAGACGCTACGGAAGCGGTCGGCGTGTTCTTGGGCCCGACGATCCCACCGTTCCCGGACATTAACTGATTTCCTCGAACGAGCAAACAGCCTCAAGGTCGCCAGTTGCACTTGCGGTTAGACGGAGGGCGTCGCCCTCCAGCAGGTACAGCGGCTTGCTCAAAACATCCAGGCTGGCATCTGCCGGGACCACGACCGTCTTGGCAATAT